ATTCTAAGGTTAAAGAGGAAGCCTTCCTTTCAACTCCGTCCATCCCTGATTTTGGGATTGACAAACTCTATGGAGATTCAGATCAACGAGTTTGGATGATTCAATGTGAGCATTGTGGAGGCGAGACTTGTCTTGAGTTGGAATTCCCTAACTGCCTTTTGGAACTGCCTACTGGCAGGGTTATTCGGGTTTGTAAGAGGTGTCAAAAGGAAATCTTTCCGAGAAATGGCCATTGGGTTGCGCAATACCCTCAGAGATCAAAGGACCTTGTGGGATGGTGGACCAGTCAACTTAACTCTGTCTACGTTGATCCTGGGAAGATTCTAAGAGCTTTCCGGGACCCTCCTAATAGAAACCTTGCAGAAGTTTATAACTCAAAGCTCGGAATGGCCTATATCTCAGCAGACAATCGTTTGACCGTCAATGACGTTTACTTCTGCTGTGGTCAAGATGCCATGATTATGAATCATCGCGGGCCGTGTGCTATGGGGGTAGATGTCGGAAGCCTTTTAAATGTGGTAGTAGGCTTTAAACCAAAGGATAAGGTCCTCCAGGTCTGCTACACGGCCAGGGTATCAAGCTTCAATGATGTTTCGGATATTGCAAAACGCTTTAATGTCAAATTTTCAGTTATCGACATGGAACCTGAATTGAGGAAGGCGAGGGAATTTCAGGCAGGAGAGCCTTACCCTGTCTTTCTTTGTGATTACCAAGACCAGGTTGTAACTGGTCCGGTGTGGGATGAAAGCAAGATGATTGTGAAGGTCAACAGGACAGAGGTTTGCGACATAACTCATGATCTTGTTACCTCTCCGGGTCTTCTCATTCTTCCAAGTAGGAATGAGGAATTAGAAATCTTTGCTAAACAAGTATCCAATATGGCTAAGGTCATTCAGGAGGATCAAGAGACAGGATCAAGGGAGTACAGGTATCGCAAACTCGGTGAGGACCATTACAGACACGCTCTTAATTACCTCTACCTTGCTTCAATAAGGGTTGGGGTGCTTTTAACGCTGGAAGAGTATGAGAGGAGGAAGCTATTTGAATCCCTCAGCATCAAGGAAGGGGGGAGCTATGATCCGTTAACTTACGGACTCAATCTCAATTCTACGTCAAGGGAGGGGGACTATAACCCGCTTACCAATGGGTTATTTGATGGGAATACTTATGGCCTTGAAGGATGACCTATGGAAAAGAAAAGCAAGGTGGCTATATCAAGGAAGTGGCACAACCCACAAATAAGCATAATTGTAACAGACGAACAACTGTCGTTCTGCATAACCCTGGATGATTTCAGAGAGGCATTGAGAATAGAATTGCAACTCAATGATAAGGATAAGGAACGATTTGACGAGGGGTTCAGGAGGGCAATAGACAGGGTGACACGATGGAGCACGAGGAGTGTGAAATGAAAGGGAGCCTAAATGGGACCCTACTTAATAGACAGGGTGACACGATGGAGCACGAGGAGTGTGAAATGAAAGGGAGCCTAAATGGGACCCTACTTCCGAGGGGGTGGCCCCCCCTGGAGGCCCCATGCCGTCATAGCTATGGGGGTACTCCGAGATTTTTCTCAACTTTTTTTACAATTTTTAAAGGGGTATATCCCCTCCGACATGTGGTAATCAAACTCTCATATAAGAGAATTCAAAGAGGAGGTCGTACAAATGGAAAATGAAGTTAGGGGTCAGGATTCAAAGGAGTGGTTTGAAGGAGAATTGCAGCGGATTGCCGAGCGGAAGGTGGAAATTGAGAGAGAGAGGAGGGTGATTCAAGGTGAAGATATCGAGATGAGAAGGGTTCATGAGGCACGCCAGAGAATGCTGGCTTTGAAGATTGATGAGGCCCTTTCGGAGGGGGATTTCAAGAAGGAAGCCTCCCTGCAATCTGAACTCTCAAGACAGAAGGATGAATATAAAGAAACCGAGAGAGATAGGCAGGGGCGTGAGCTTTCCCTGAATCAGGAATTGGAAGAGTTGAATCGAGAAAAAGGGGAACTCGTTAATAATTACGCTCATAAAATGTATTTAGAACTTCGGGAAAAATGGTATGCAAAGCTTTTCGAGGTCTGTGATTTACACCAATGCATCCTTCAGGATCTTAGTAAAATACAAAAAACGACCGGGGTAGAACTCAAACAACATCATTATCTTAAAGGGCTTGAAATTACTGACCACACACTGGAGAATGCCTGGGGCGGGAACAAAAAACTTTTCGAGCGATTGCGAGGCATAGGGTTCTTATTAGGTTGATCTATCTACAAGGAGGCCTTCAAGGATGATCACGTTTTGTGAAACCTTACAACACTTTTTTTATCATCCGGTTGATACGAAGCTGATTTGTGAGCATGGATTCAAGATCGTCACTGAGTGCAGAAGGTGCAGGGGTCGGGGAGGCGTTTTGGTGATATAGACTTAAAACAATGCCATTTTTGATTATATACCGCTCTTTGACAATTGAATATTGATTTTCTTTTGAGGGCTTCACCTACTGCTATTTACCATGGTGTAACCTAGGAGGATTATGATTACCGTTTGGAAGAAACGGAGATTAGTTATATTCCCGATCAACATATGGTATCAGGCGAGAGCTTAAAAAAAAATTTATGATTTTTTGAAAGCAGAGAGTCATCGGTGCAGAATGCAAACCTATTTACCAATTACACAAAGAGGGAAGATAGGGTTGTCCTGAGAGATGATGATTTGTAATTGAAATCAAGCGTAGATAAGATCAGCACCGAAGTAGCGAGTCCGCTTTAGCGAAGTGTTATATACTAAGTCCTTTCCCTGAGCAAGATTTCCTTTGTCAATTCATTGCCGTCACGAAGAATTGTCACCCTAACTTTTTTCCCTGCCCACCGACTTGTAACTTCGTTAAATGTTTTAATATCAAAAATCTCATAGAAATCAAATTTCTTCAAGATATCGCCTCTGAGTATGTCGGCGTCGAATGCCGGAGAACCCTTTACGACTGCGATTACGACAACACCTTTGTTGCTACCTATCTTCTGCTTGAGTTCCGTTGACAACTCCTGCACGTGAACACCAAATACAGGGGGTTTAAGTTTTATCCAATACGTCGCAAAATAGTCAAATCGATCGGCGGAATACGGAATATACGTCGTTTTCGTACCGTAGGTAGTTGAATAGCCTCTACCTGAATACGAAGTGGTTCCTCCTGGACCCATAACATTACCTGATAGTGTCGTCGTAGATGTCTGGATATCTGGCAGTGTCAAGGGAATTGATCCTGAAACAGTATTGGTGTATTTGGAGTAGACCAGTGTTACTGACGCATGGACTTTAATCGCCTGCTCAAGTGCAGCATTGACATTTACATCGTCTCCTGCATTGAACGATGAGAGGCCAATTAGACCGAACCCATCCTCCAACATACGAACGTAGTCAACATCAGGATCGCCCCCACGAAATAACTGGGGCTTGTCTGTTGGAACAATAAATCGGGGAGATTTCGTGATGTCTATGCCCCCAGTTATATCTTGGTAGAATTTGGCATACGGGTTTGTGCAACCTACAACAAGGAGGCTGATTACCGCAATAAGATATAATTTTGATTTCATAGCTCCCTCAAAGTGCATAACGCATAACATTGTTCTTAGGGTTCAATTACATACTATTTTTTCAGAATAGATTATTCATAGAGTTGCAGCACATCCAAATTGTTTATTTGCAATCGTAATATACGGCTTTTTCTAAGAAAAGGGAACAGAAAGCTACAGAAAGGAACATACACCCTTTAAATGAATGTGTCAAATCTTTTAAAAATAAATTTGAGGGACCAAAAGATGAAACATTTCTTCACAGTCAATGAGTTGGCAGGGTATTTTAATGTCAACCCCAAGACGATCTACCGGCGCTTGTGGGCCAAAGGAATCCCCGCCTTTAAGGTCGGAAGGGCTTGGAGGATTGCGAAGAAGGATATTAAGTGGTTCAGAAATTAAAAGGAGCAAAGAACTATGAAACTTGCGGATGTCGTTTTTTTTATTTCTCTTTTTTTTGCAATCTGTGCTTTGTTCTGTTTCTTCATGGCTATTTTGCCTGGACGTAAGAAAAAATCATAAATCCAATGGTTACAATAGCAATGAAGAAAATCCCCCATGTAAGCCATTTTATTCGCCTTGTGAGTGCAATCATTTGGTCTGACACTTTATCGTTCTTCATGGCCACTTGTGCCATCATGGCCACCATGCGGCTTTGGGCAGTTAATAATATTCTCTCTTCTTTTGCTCCAATGCCTAATTTTAGGACTTCAACATTGAAGTCAC